TTAGATCAAATCAGTACTATAGTTCTATTGACAATGTATGTACATGTATGTATGCTACGCATTTAGTACTAAGTAACAATCAGTACCATAGTACCATTGACACCTAAGGTTTGGGGTATTCAATCTAAGCTATCGTACCTAGTGAAGAAAGGTACTAATGTACTATTGATTTCATCATGCGAGCGTGGCATAATATAAGCATAGGAGGTAACAATGAAACGCAAGAAGCAAGAGAAGCTGGCGCGGCAACTAGAACGCGCCAATCAAGACGAGCAAGAACGTAACTACGGACTAGCCCGTGGATTAGAAACAGGCGTTCTCACTATGGACTCCGAGCACCCTAGTTTCGCTGGAATCCAAAAGTACCAAGGGCGCGATGAAAACGGCGATTATGTTTTCATCAGCGCACACGACTCTGAATATCGCACAGTAGTACGGACGGTATAACATGGAAAGGATATCGACAAACGAAGCATATCGAATCATCATCGCGCATGACCCGCGATTCATCGGGCGCGACTCGCTCGATTCCTTCTGTGACTTTCTCCGAGATCACGGCACCAAATGCATCACGCGCACACGCCTGTACGCATGGCTGGGATACTAAAATGGAAACAATCGCACAAGACTTCCGCGTGCTCACACACGCCATCACGGTAGCATTCTGGCTCGCTGCTGGTATCATGCTCGCCGTTCGTTTCTGGTCAGCACACCATAAGGGGATCTAATCATGAAAGAACTCAATTCAATGCAAAGATCAAATGGCATACTTGCATTATCTCGGGTAATGGAACACCAGCCCTTCAGCTCTGACGAATGCAGCGTTTACATGATTTGCCGCTCCCTCATGGGAGTACTTACAGCGGAACTACAAGCAGCACCCGATGGAATATTTGAACTAAATGCGGCTTGGCGATTCCGCAGCAAGGTACGATTCCTCACTGACCTCTAGTTCTCAACAACTCACGAATTCTTTGGGGCGTTCACAGCGTCCCTATATTTTATTCCACTAGGCGAACAAAAAGCGAAAACGACTTCCCGCCTAAGCAATCCGCGAGCCTCCCGACACACTTCCCCATCGAAACAGGCCACTATCGCATAGGCGAGCGCTCAAGCGTACTAGTGGCGATTCCTAGGCTTATCACTAGCCTCTATTTTGTGGTATTTTGAGTATCGTTAACGGTTCCCGATTCTCCGCGAGTGATTTAACCTTTTGGTTAATGGCGTAAACGCGGCGAATCGCTCCAGCATAAACCACGTCTAAGCTTGTTGTGTCAGTCGCACTGTGGCGTACCATGCTCATTCTATAGCCGTTTAGACGTGCTGCTGGCGTCTATGCTCCATAGATAGCCCCCCCCCCCCCCCCCTTCCTCTCACCACCCAATCCGAGAGTGCCATACACCCCGCGTTCGGCTAAGTCCTTTGTTATCTATTATATACATATATATATATTATGTATAATAAGAGGGTAGGTGGCAGGTCTAGGGTCTAAATAGGCGAAAGCACTGAAAACAATAGACTTATCCGTAAAAACTAAGGTGTTTATTCGCCTTTTCAGCGTGCTTTCATCTATTGTTTACAGTCTGAATATCGACCGACGTTGTCGCTATTGACCATTGGCACATGGCCGTGACTTTCCGGGCTAAGCACAGTAATATCAGCGACATACTACCAAGCCGACTGTCCAATAGTACGCAATATCTGTCCACAGTACTACACTACCCTCGTACCCTGTCGTATTCCTGATTCGCCTTCTGTTCTCTCTCCGATTTTACGAAAGCGCTCAGGAATAATATTGTCGATAGGGCTTGACAATCCTTGGGAATCGTGAGACAATATCCTCAGTGGCAAGGACGACCACCAAACACTAGATCAGACGGAGCATGATATCATGGCACGAGAACGAACCATTCACACGCGAGCCGACGGTTCACGATACTACAGCCTGTCCGCCAAGAAAGGCGAAGACATTGAAGGCGTCGGAAGCCTCACCAAAACGGCGTCGATGGAGATCGACTTGATTGATACTGAAGGCGACGAAGATTCGATCATGGAGCGGGTAGTTAACGCGGTAGGCGGAGATAGTCCGTTTGCTACCATCGCCGGGCTCGTGAACGATGGACTGATCGCGCAAGGGCGGACCAAGATTTACGCCCAGTTGAACAAAGCGATGGGCGCGAATTCTGTCGTCTCAAACTTTGGCGCGATTGTGAAACTCATGGCTGCATCTTCCACATATGCGGGTATGAGTTCCGGCGAAGTCGCTCAAGACGTTCTGGACAAGTTCCCCGACATGCGGAAGGACTTGTCCGATGCGGGTCTGGTTTTCTCGGAAGCCCCTGCAGAGAATACCTCGGAGTAGTCTCAAAAATACTCACAAACTTTGGGTCTGGTCTTAGGACTGGACCCTTTTTTTGTTCACAAATAAGATTATCGTTAACATTATCGTTATCGTTATATATATGGGGTACCGGTACGATAGTACTAAGGTGACCAAAACTGAGGCGTAGGGGGCAGGAAACAGGCTAAACCCCCTATTATCAACGTCTTAGACGCCTATTGACTGTATACAAGCGCTGTGCTATCATCATAGTACGCGCTACCACGTCGCTCTATACGTGGTTAGGATTCTGAACAATGAAGAAACAAGACTACATAGACCGTATCAATCACCTGTTACGTGGTACACGCGCAACGATTGACGACGTTCTCAAAGACGGCGATGAATCAGAAATCGCCATGCTGATTGACGAGACGCGAATCCTATACGCGTTCGTCCGAAAAGAAACAGAGCGTGTCGTGCGAGAGAGACGGCTCAAAAGTATCACGGTAGACCCAGACTACAAACCGTCGCAGAGAGCGTTAGAACGTACGCCTGTATCTGGAAAGGGTAAAACCAAACCCCAAACCAAAGAGGAAAAGGTACGCGCACAATTTGCAGCACTAGGAATAGAGGGTGCTGATCTTGAGAAGTATCTTTCGGAGAAATTATGAGTAACTTAGACATACTGTGCGACAAACAGTTACGAAATGACAATCAATACGGAGATATAATCAATCTCAACATTCTGGAAACAGAAATAGTCCAGTGCCCAGAATGTAACGAAACCTTCGGCTATAACCCTGCAACACAAACAGACATATTCTGTCCGTTCTGTGATAAGAAGATGGAAATACTAGCATGTTGACACAAGATGAAAAAGAAGAAGTTAGAGAAGTATTGGTAGACGTATTTGGAGAGGGAGCAAACATGCGAATACCAATAGAAAAAACAACTCCCACAATCCAAGCGGACAAAGGGAACCTTTCCTATCATTGTCCCGAGTGTGATGAAAAGATGGAATTGTTATCCGGTTCAATAGGGGAGTGCCCACAATGTCAGACGGTATTGTAAGATACGAACCGGGCGCGCCTATCAATCCGCCCGATGAAGAAAACGTACGATGCGTAAAATGCAATGGTATTGACAACAATCAAACATTCCAGTGTAAGAAGTGTGAAGATACATATTGCTGGTACTGTTCAGACCCTGGATTAGAAGAAGTAGACGACAAAGATGGATTATATTGCACGGATTGTCTAGAAGATGGAGTCTAATTATAGGATACCTTAGAAATAGGGTATCCCATTAAATAGATTTAACAAAACTAACTAAGAATGGAGAAACACAATGACCTACACAATCCAAAGATTCCGACGTTTCATGCGTCTTTGGCGCTTGTTTCGAGATATCAACCGAATTGTGGTAACGCCACTGTCTCGGGGATATATCCGAGTGGAGCGATACTAACATGAAACCATTCAAAACATGGGATGATGTTTATTCCTTTGCTGATAAAGCATTGGGAAACTATTCTTTTCTTGTTCAGGTGAAAGGTTTGAACTATACATTCCGTTATGAACTCGAAAAGAAAACAGGAAGACGTTATCTATACCCTGGCGGGGGAAAACTATGCGCCAATTAGAAATATCCTGTCCAGTTTGCAACAAACGTAAGCACGTTGCGACTACAAAATGGATGGAGAGACGTGGCGTAACGCAACTTACGTTTTCATGCGGTCACCGCAAATTTGTGCGGGAACGGTTCGATAGTGACCCTATCGAACGCGATGAAATGTGGGATAAACTCTACCCCTTTCAAAAAGAAGGGGTAGAGTTCACAGAGGCCGCAGGTTACCGTTGTTTGATTGCAGACGAGATGGGACTAGGTAAAACGGTGCAAGCCTTAATGGCAATCCGTTATAATCGAAAGGCGTTAGCGCCGGTTCTTTATATCGTTCGCTCCAATGTGAAGTACCAGTGGCAGCAACAGATTTCTGTTTGGCTTGAGAATGGGGAAATGATGGGCAACATGGCCCAAGTTATCGAAAAGGGTACTGATGTTATCCTTCCCATTGTTGACCATGTTATCATAAGCATGGACATGCTCAGCAAATTCAGCGATAAGATTGTGGCGTGGAAACCACATACGCTGATTATTGACGAAAGCCAAAACTTTAAGTCGCTTGATAGTGCTAGAACCACAGCACTAATGAAAGTCGTAAAAGATATCGACGCACGTCATATCATGTGTCTATCTGGTACGCCTATCATGAACAGAGCGTCTGAATTCTTTACCACGTTGAATCTAATGCGTCCTAGTGAATGGCCGTATTACTCCACATTTCTAGATGGCTGGTGTGGAACTAATAATCGTGGCACTGGAACGGGTGGTTTGAACTACTGGAAACGGGATGAATTCTTTGCCAAAACATCACGCTATATCATCCGACGTGAGAAGCGCGATGTTATGAAGCATCTTCCAAAGTTTACTCGTAACTATGAGTGGATCAAAATCGAAGATGATAAGCTAAAGGAAGCGTACAACAAACAGTTAAAAGGATTGGAGCGTACACTGGCAGAGATCGACGCGCTGAAAACGGATGCGTTTACGTCTCAAATGAATATCTTGGCGTATCTCACCAAACTACGCCAGATTACTGCGCTCTCCAAAATTCCTTGGTTAGTTGAGTATGTCGAATCATTCTTGACTGACAAAGAAAAGGAAAAAATTATCGTAGGAATCCATCATGAAATAGTGAGCGAGACGTTAATTCGCGCGCTGAATGGTTGGAATCCTATTCTTTTGACAGGCAAAGATACGCCACAAAAGAAACACGAGAAGAAAACGGCTTTTGTAGAAGATGCCAAACGGCGCGTGATGGTTGCGAGCGTTCTAGCAGCGGGTGAGGGGCTTGACGGACTACAGCTCTCGTGCTCCCATATGGTTCTAGTAGAGCGCCAGTGGAATCTGGCGAAAGAAACTCAGTTTGAGGCGCGCCTAGATCGACACGGACAGACGCAGCCTGTCACGAACACGCTACTACTCGCCAAAGGCACGGTAGACGAATACTTCACTGAGATGGTACTCGAAAAACAAGAGTACGTTTTGAGCGCTACCAGCGAAGGCGATAACACTGACAAGATGGAGCGGCTAACCAAGTCTCTGAATTACAGGGATCTAGCCGAAAAGTGTGTCAGTAACAGATTGTAGGAGAACACAAGATGCGAGCACGAGGTAAAACTTTCTGGCGACAGGTAAGGAAGAGGAAATGGAGACTACCTAAAATGATTCTACATACAATACTAAAAGGAGTCACACTTGGGTATACCTGTTTAGAATGTCCAAACAAAAAGCAACTCACTCACATTCTTTATATCCCTTGTACGAATAAATACTTTCAGAAGTGGTTAGAGGAAGAAGATGTCTAAAATAACCCTAATCTTAGACTCCCAAGCTCTTAGCGCATATCAATTGTGCGCTAGGAAGTATCTCTTTGGATACGAGCAGGATCTCATTCCGGTTGAAACTAAAAAAGCTCTGGAAAAAGGAACTCTAATCCATGCATTTTTTGAATACCGCAACAAAGGGTTGCTTGCCGGTCAAAAATTAGACGCTCTTCTTTTGGAGATCGCGGGTTTAATGAATGAACCTAGTGATTTACCTAGAGAAGAAAAACTCTTTCTTTACATGCGTTTTATCCAGTACCATAAGTATTGGAAACTAAACGATCAAAGATACAAGCTTATCTCTTGTGAAGAAGGATTCAGTAAGACTCTCTATGAAGATGATACCTATCTTTTCATATATGAGGGCCGCATTGACGCAACATACTACGACAATCGCGAACAGTTTTACTTCTGGCGTGATTACAAGTCACGTTCTCAAAATAATGCAATCTATACGCACAACAATCAAGCGATGGGGTATAGTTGGGCGTTAGAAGGAAAGGGAGAATACGACTACATTGGCTTACAAGCTGACAAAACAAAAAATCTTAGTGATAAAGAACCGCATAAACTCTTTGAGAGAGTAGAAGTCAAGTTCAGACAAGGCGCATTAGATGATTGGGTTTCCAACACGATTGCCTGGTATCACAAGATACTTGAGGATCAAAGATTCATAAAATCACAGAGCGCCTGTCAAACACAATATGGAGTGTGTCGTTTTCGCCATCTATGTGAACGGCATGAATCCTTACATCCTTCAATCATCCAAACAAAATACAAAAAGAGGGAAAAATGGAAAGCGTGGTAACTTTAACATTCTGGAATCAATTCATGTATGCTGCTATAGGTGGTACTATTGCATCACTAATTATAAACATGTTGTTTTGGAGGTAAACAATGAAGTTTTTTGACATCATACTTCGCTGTTTGATTACACTTTTTGTAGTTCTTTGGTATCGAACAAAAGAAGCAAAATGACAAATCTAATCCCACAAGAAATACTCACACTTCTTGGCTACTGTGTAGCCTTTACGTCTTTTGGATTCTTTGCTCGAATGGGCAAGGATCTATATGAAGCCATGTGGTTTGTTTTATCAAATAAACAAAACTTCTGGTCGTCCTTCAAACAGAGATGGAGTCTCTAATGAAACTGCTACACCTAATTCGTATGATTGAGGACAATACCTCTCATACAAAAATTTGCTTTGATCTCAAGTCAGATTTCTTGCAACTAAGTGATGCACAGAGCAATGTAATCTTTTACGGACAAATCACAGATATAACTGAAGGTGTTTTGATCCATGAAATAATCCCAGCACTACAGGAGGCGGAATGATGTCAGAAGTTTACGTTAATAAAAACCTTTTTGAAACAAGTACACAAGTAGATTTATTTCGTCTACAGCGTTTAGTTCAAAATAATATTACAGATGAGAAAGAAATAATTGGAATTCCTCTTGGAGTATTAAAACGTCTTGTTTTAGATAGATTAAATGCAGAAAAAAGAATTAAGGATTGGGAAAGAGAACTGGTAATGGCAACAAGATATAATCTTAAAACCCCAATTCAAGTATTAGAAGATGAAGAGGACTAAATGTCACTAAAACACACGCATCAATATACCAGGATTAGTGCAAAACGACACAGACAGTTTCGTTGTTTGCATCCTGATTGTTCTCACTGGCAAGATGCTACAATGCTGGCTGGGACAAGAAGTATCTGCAACCTTTGTGGAGAACCTTTTATTCTTGATCCATATGCGCTTACCACAAGCAAACCTCGTTGTAAATCATGCAGGGGCTTAAAAGATGGTACAGTTAAAACAGACAAAGACGTTGCAAAAAACCTAGACAAGCTACTAGAGGGGACAATCTGATGACGATAAATCAATTTGCAAATATCTGGTGTATAGATCATCCAACAGTACGTTCTCAATTCTTTGCGGATCTAAATAATGTATTAGAACACGAAAAACAATATGGAATGTTACAAAAGAAAAAAGAACAAACAGAAAGTCGAACAATCTATACTGTTCTAGACGGAGATAAAGAAGCAATCATATCCAATTTTAGTATTTGTTATTATCATGAAGAAAAAGATTCAGGATACTTTATTTGTGCAAAGTTCACTTCTTTCCAGGGTGCATATAACTACATGAAAGAATGGATAGAAATTAGACAACTTTCATTACCAAAAGATGTTAATAGTCCACCAAATGAAGGTGATTACTTTTTGTCTGCTACTCATTTTAATCATTATGTGAAAATACAAAGGACATCAAACGATGCCTAACACCCTTAACCTCCCACCTGGAGAGTTCTTCCAGGGAATTTTTATTGGAAAGAGTGGGACGCGCAAAAGTACAGCCGCGTCCAGTTTTCCAAGACCTTACTATATGTTTGATTTCGACCGTAGATTCGCGGCTCTTAGAGGAAAGGACATTGATTTTGACTACTATCCTCGTGCAAATGGATGGGGACCAGCAGAACGAAAGTTTGAAGGATTCATTAGTGATAGCGAGCGCGGAACTCTCAAGTACAGAACCATTCATATCGCAAGTATCACTAGTGTAATGCGTTTCTTCCTTGCAGAAGCGCTTGTACATTATGATACTGAGACTCAGGGTGGATTCAAAATCAAAAGATCTGGTGGCGCTGATCCACTTTTAATGACGGACCAACCTCATTTTAAGTTTGTGCATCGCGCACTAGATGAACTCATCGAAGAATATCTTTTACCACTACGTTGCAATGTCATTATCGAAGCGCACGAACAAAGTCGCTACGATAAAGAAGGCAACATCATTGGTAAGAAAATGCTTGCAAGTGATAGTTTGGCTGAATATCTTCCCACCAAATTTGATGAGACGTGGGAATTTATCAGCAAGCGTTCTCAAAAAAAGAACAGCTATCACGTACGATTTCGTGGTGAACTAGCAAAAACCACGTACCGGGAACTCCCGGATGAAGTAGAAATGACAGATAAGGAGGACGTTTTCTATGAACAAATATTCATGAAGATACTACAGGAGAAAAACAAGTGAACATTCATTTTGCGTGCAAGCTATCTGACACAAGAAAAGTAAAAGATATCCCAAAAAATACTTACTTTATAGGAGCACTGCCTGTTCCAGATAGGTCAGAATATAAAATGGGACTCTTTATAAAAAACAATGTTGGTGAAATTACTGAGATAACACGAGGAGAATCTATTGGTTTAACCTTTGTAATCCACCACCAAGCAGATGAAATCAAATTCTTTCAATTGGTAAATGTCGAAGTACTAGTAACGGAGAAAACATGAGAATCGCAGTCACACAAAAACACCTCAAAATGCTTGAGAACCTGGATGATGGACGCTATCTAGCCACAATCCAAAGGTTTGAAACCAAAATGAATAAAGCCAAAACGGGTGAAAATCTGATTTGTCACTTTGCAATCAGTGAAGGCGATATGGCTGGACGTGAACTTCCTCAATATTGTAGCCTGAAGGATGACTTTGGGGTTGCAAAATTGGGGGAAATTGCACGCGCGGCTGGTGCGGAGCTGGGAGAGGATTCCAACACGATTGATACAGATGATCTTGTTGGTGAAAATGTTGTTCTTGAAATTGAGAACAAGCTGGTAGATGGTAAGAAAATGACTAACATTCAAGCTGTTCTACCTGCTTCCACGCCACTTTCGGCACCGTACTAGTCATAATGGATGGGTGGGTGGGCTTGACTAGTTTTGTTTGGTTAGATGGAGGAAACATGAACACAAACAATATCTTTACCGTTCTGGAGTTGGATGGGAAAAATGTAGAAAGAGTAGTAGAGGCAAGAAATAGATTAGAAAACGCAAAAAGAGAATTGTCTCTAGCTGAAGAATTCTTACAAGAATTACACTCATTTTTGGATTGTACTTGTAGGGATGATATAGATGATGGTAGAACAAGATTAGATATTGCATATCAATTATCTTCTTGTGGAACAAAAGTGTACTACTTGAAGACACAGAGATAGAATCATGAGTGATGAACGCACACTAAAAATCCTAAACATAGTTGTACCTCTTGCCGGTATCTGTTGTCTTGCATTAGGTGGATACAATATTCACTTATATCTGCGTGACGAAAATGTGGTCTCAATGATGGGCGCTACAGTAGGAATTATTACAGGAATATATATTCTTGCAAACTCTAGGGGATAAGTATGAAAATCAACTTTTCAAGAACGCAAAGATCCAGCATGGATATTCCTAATGAACAAAGAAATGCACTTTTTGAACGACTCAACGGAGATAAAGAAAAAATGAATATTGCTTTTGAAGATATATTTAGACAAGCAATGAAAACAAGTTCAGGAAGAAAAGCATTTAATATTATACAAATATCTAAAACAGATTGGGGACGTGATACACCTTGTTAAGATCAACAGTATTAGCCCTAGCTAAACGAGATACAAAACTGAATAGACAAGCAGTTTCTCGCATAGTAGAAGCTATTCATGGTAGCTTTTCACCTAGAATACCTTGGACAGTCAAGTGTATCCTGGTACGAAAGTATCACGTTTACAAGATGGAAAGACACCCTAGCTGGAGCGCGCACGACACAGCTAAGGGATTGGAGATTCATTACCAGTATACATATGACTCTTTACGACTTTATCGCTATCTTGTTCGTTTTCCAATTCTAGAGCAAATTAAAGCGCGTAAGACGGCATTGCGCATTATTGCAATCAAAACAAACACAGTAGACTACAACGTAGCGATGGAGATAGCATGAAACAAGAAAAAGAAGGATGGGTACTAGTTCGAGTTGATAATGATGGAAATTCTATGTCATTCTTTGAAGGAGATGACGGATATGGAATTCCACCGTTAGATATATGGGAAACTGAAGCAGAGGCAGTAAAATTTAGAAATTCCGCATCCATGTATCATGTCAATATTGAGTTAAAGAAAGTAAAAGTCACTATAGAAACAACATGATCCAACCAACCGGACCGCAATCAAGTAAGCTGATGGTCATAACTGATTGGCCTTCAAAAGAAGACTTACCCAAAGGAAGAATCTTTTCTGGTAAACAGGGATGGTTATTTGAACAAATGTGTGATTCAGCTGGTACACATGCAAAGTCAATGTATATTACTCCTGCTGTTACACAGGTAATTGACCTTCCGCCACAAAAGATAACAAAAGGACGAATCCTTAAAAATGTAGAACCAGTTGCAAAAAGAATCTACGAAATTAAAGGAGAATTGGACCATATAAACCCGAATGTCATTCTAACCGTGGGGGAATTTCCTCTCCAATACCTAACAGGTAACCAGAATGTCAAAAAGTTTCAAGGTTCAATCTTATCCCTTCTTCCTGCATTCGGGCACCCAAATATTAAAGTAATCCCAATCGTACATCCACGGGATATTTGGAAAGTATACCAGATTTCATATTACACTCCGATATATATTAAGCGCGCGGTTGAACAGAAAGACAATCCAAATAAGTTCAAAGAGCCTATACACTTAGAAGTTGTTAGTAGCATCCAAGGATTAAATAATTACATCCGTGAAAATAGAAACGCGCCCTATGTTGTACCAGACATTGAGACATACTACAATATGATTTCATGTATTGGAATTAGTATGGCACAAGATACGGCTATTTGTATCCCATTTCTAGAAGATACTCCCTCCATTCCAGAGATGTTGGAGATGTTCAAGAGGTTACAGCGACTCTTTAATGACTACCCTGTAGTGAACCAGAATATCATGTTTGACCATGTTAGAGTGGAGAAATATGGATTCCGTTTTCCAAATGTTCTAGGGGATACTATGCTAAACGCAGGTATTCTCTATCCAGAACTCCGGAAAGACCTTGGGCTACTGAATTCTTTCTATACAAACATTCCTTACTTCAAAGATGAAAGTGCAGGGACATACCGTCCAAGCAAAAAGCTCTATCTTTATTGCGCGAAGGATTGCGTCAGTACAAATAAAATTTATAGAGCGCAAATGAAAGAAGCGGAAGAACATGGAGTACACGTTTTCATCAAGAATGATATGATGAAGTATTATGGGGTGTATAAAAAGATTAACCAGAGAGGCTTTCAAATAGACACAAAACTTAGAGATGAGAAGATTCGGACATACACTGATTTGCAGACCGCGTATTCTGGCTTTATAGAAGAACAGTTACAAGCCAAGATAAATCCGCTGTCTCCAAAGCAGTGTTGTCAATTATTGTATGACGACTTGCAGTTACCAGAAATCAAACGGAGGCGTGCAAATGGCAGCTTTAGTAGAACTAGCGATGAGGATGCTATTGAGTATCTTATCCTTAATAACATCAAAGACTCTAACGTGGCAGATATCCTTCACAAGATATTATATTGCCGCAAGATCAAAAAGGTTCTAGACTACCTAAATATCAAACTCCATCCCGGAGACATATTTAGAACCAACTACAATCTAGCCGGGACTGAAACTGGCCGAACGTCAACATCTAAAAGCGGTGACAGACATTACTATCTAGATGGAGAGGAGTTAATAAAACAAGATGAATTGGGCTTTGCGCTACAAACCATCCCCAAGCATGGCTTTGAAATATCCAATGGAGTACGGCTTGGCGCTGATATCCGTGAAATCTTTGTACCTAGAACCGGGTACATATTTTGCGAGGCTGATCAATCTAAAGCCGAAGCCATTTATGTTACGGTTCTTTGTGAGGATTGGGATCTATACGAGCATTTTTATGATCAAAATCTTCATAATGTTACTGCAATGGCTATCTTTGGAATTGCATCTGAAAGAGACATTACCGTCGATCAATATATCAAAGGGAAAAGAGTTCGACACGCTGGAAATTATGATGCGGGTGCCGCCACCCTTTCTAAGGTCGTCTTAGTTTCAAAGATGGAGGCATCAAAACTCTTAGCGGCATTCCATTCTAAGTACTGGAAAGTAAGAGGTATCTTTCATGCTCAAATTTCTCGATTCTTGCGTCAGAACCTTTGGCTTAATACTCCATATGGGCGTAGGCGTGATTTTTTTGTTAATCCGAAAGATCAGAGTTATCTTAGGGAGGGCTATGCTTACATTCCACAAAGTATGATCTCAGATAAGACAAAGAAAGGAATGGTTAAAACTGAAGAGGAGTTAAACGGTAAGCTTGACTTCCATTTTCTAGGTGAGTCACACGATTCCGCTATAGCTGAAGTAAGAATCGGTCAAGAACATGAATTCTTACACACATTCAAGAAGCACATGGAGGAACCGATTGACATGAGAAACTGCTGTCTTCCAAGAGATGTTGATCTAGTTATCAGATTAGACAGTTCTATTGGAGAAAACTGGAAAGACATGAAGGAGGTAAAGATAACGTGACAAAAACTGAAGAAGTACTTGAAGACTTAACAAAACTAACCACAACCTTACAAGCATTATCTGAACTAACAGACGATGTGCATAAAATAGCTTGCCCACTTGTGTCAAACCCTGCATTACGAGAAGTTCTAGTAGATAAAAAACAAACAGGTCAGTTAATAGAAATAATTGACGTACTAATGCGTGATGCAACAGAGATAAAAATGTTCATAGATTGCTTTGGTCCAAAACTAGCAATGCTAGCTATCCTGGCCCATTGTGCTCCAGATGACAAAACTTGAGCGCAAATCATTGGCGCGTGCATATGCACATTTGAATCTGATTGATGCGGAGGATAGACAGCTATGCACAATTAGACAAGAATTATTAGACAGGATTTATGAGAATGGAGGACATGTAGAATACAATCTTTCAACAATTATGCTTATGATAACAATGAAAGATGTAGAAATGAATTTCAACTGTATAGATGGAGGAGAAGAAACACCATTTCAGTATGGAGGACAAAAAGAAGATGAGTAAAAAAGTTACAATCACTGTTGGAACACTAAGACCAAACTGGAGTGAGTGGAGTAATATCCGAGGATATCTTCATTGTACTTGTGGTCAAATGCTGCAAACAAGAGAAGCCGTTCGCGCACATTATGATATGGGACACTTCGATAAGCCACAAAACATAGAAATAGATGTAGAAGAATTCAAAGAAAGTGTCAGACAAAAATGGGTGGAGAGAATGGAGGAACAACATGCAAAGAAAAATGATGAACCTGTTAGCGATGGTGAAGAGAAGGAAGAAGGAGGCGCATGAGGCTAGAATGAAAGGCCCAAAAATGGATTATCATGGAGGAAAAGAAGAAGCTTATAATGATGTAGTACACTGGATTAATGCGCATGAAGATATGGATATACAGAACGCAAAGGAGAAAAGATGGCGATCGACTTCTTAGGGTTTGGTGACGTAGTAAGTGACCTCACATCTACAGAAACACCTGTAGGCTCAGCAGCAATCTCAACAGTAGGTTATAGTTTTGTTACTAATGAGCTACTTGTTGCATTCACTGACGGCAGTGGGTATCAATATGATGATGTCCCAGAAGAAACCTTCAAAGCTTTCTTGTCTTCTGGTTCAAAAGGAAGATACTTTAATCAACACATCAGAAGCCAGTTTGGATTCACACGTGTGGCATGAATTTTGTTGACTTGTTACTTGAGTACACAGAAGATGCAGAATCTCCAACCTCATATTTTAAGTGGGCCGCATACACCACCCTAGCCACAATTATGCGAGATAATGTTTGGATAGACCGAAAGCAATACGGAAAGATATATCCAAACATTTATACTTTAATTTTATCGAGGAGAAGTTCTCTTGTAAGAAAAAGTCTACCGTTAAAAGTCGCACTCAAGCTTGTTCAACAGATTGATAATACAAAAGTTGTAAATGGGCGCGCGACCATACCTGGGATTATTAAAGTATTAGCCGCGCCTAAAATGAGTAAGGAGGGTAAAACAGTAGATGGAGCTAGTGCAATGCTTTACTCAGAAGAACTCAGCGCTATGCTTATAGATGGAGATACTGAAGGAATTCACACACTTACGGACTGGTATGACTATCATGAGAAATGGAATAATACACTTAGTTCAACTGATGTTATTTCATTAGAGAATGTCTGTATAACAATGTTAGTTTCATCCAATGAGGCCCTTGTTAGAGAGCTTTTCAACGTAAAAGCCTCGCAAGGTGGATTATTGGCACGAACCTTTTTAATTTTGGAGGGCAAGAAAAGACACAAGAATTCTCTAATGTATCCAGAAGACAAACAAAGATTAGATGGAAAACTTGTAGCGCACCTAAGACAAATAGCAGCAATGCGAGGGGAAATGCACCTTACAGATGATGCGCG